TCTTTGCCTTCTTCTACTATGCTCTGAGTTATTGCTGATGGTATAATTGGTAGTAAATGCAATCTTAGGAGATTCAGAGAAGTTAAGATGTAACTCATCCTGGTTCTTTTTCTCAATGGTAATACCTTCAGTTATGGTAGGATAAAATTTCTCAAAGTCTACATTCTTCGGACAATCCTCAATAATAACAAGCTTAGTTCCTAGTGTTACACGCTGGTAAGCAAAGTTCTTATCAGGTTTAAATGTTTTACCATCAATAATGACTACAGGTATAAGTTTAGCAATGGCTTGAAAGAATAAACCTTTACCGGTACCACCACCTTTACTCTCATCATCAGTTTCTTCTGCAAGTATTGGAGCATATGGCTTAGATGGATCTTTGAAGCTGTGCAGGATGTAACCTATAAGAGTCATAGCGTACTGGACACGCTTAGGATCATCAGCAGATATCTTACATAAGAATTTAAAAAATACAGATGACAAAGGATCAAACTCAGTATTTATCTTTATGTCCTTATCTATAATTTGCGATTCCCAAATGTACTCATCAATGTCTCCGTAATTAATAGAGCTAATATTGTCTTTTGTGATAACTACGATTTGATTATTAAATGGGAAGTAGCATTTATCCTGTTTATCATGCATTATCTTAACATCTGCCTTGTCAATATACTCAAAAAATGATGGCACAAAATAGCTGTTAGTTGACTTCATGACTGCCTCCATCACATCTATGTGATTATGCTTAACAAGCTCCTGCTTTACATACTTTTTTATATCCTCAGCATGTACTTCTTTTATTCTTTTATTGTCAGTGTGTACGAGCCGATATGCGCCACTATTTTTATTGTGGAAGTATAACTGTACATAATTATCATGAAGCCATTCTTGGAACTTAAAACGCGATATTATAACATGGCCTTTTTCTGTCTTATACCAAAACCATCCATCAGTGTTTACGTCTCCGTAAACATCAGATAATTGTTTACAAGCTTTCTTCCAGTCTCCTTTACATTCTAAATGAGTATAAACGGCAAAAGGATTATATCCCTTATTTTGGAATGATGTTGATGTTGTATGTGGGTAAAAAATACGCTTGTCTTTAAATACAACAGCAGATGTTACACTTGATGTTTGACCTGGTCTAAGTAAGTAAAATCTTTCATTATCTTCACGAACTACTCTCCAACCATGCTTCTCCATTAGTGCAATTAAATCACCACGCTGATTATAGTCATCCCATACGGTTAGATTGCTACCAGTTGTAGGCATAACCGGTTGTTTAATTTGCTCAACAATCTGATTAAAACTTCTTGCAATTGTAAGCAATAAATCACGCTCTCCTAGCGTTATCATAGGTATGTCATTTTTGTCTAGTGGAGTGTAGCCATCTGATGGAGGCGCAATGACATAACCTGCCTCGCCTCTGGTCTCAATAAGTACAAACTGCTTTGCATTAGGATTGATGAACTTCTCATCATCTGTCGCTGGACGTTCTGCGAGCTTTTGGTTACCTTCTATGCTTTCGCATCTATAATAGATATGATAGCCATTTGATTTAGTTCGGATAATCTTAAGACGTCCATAAAGCTCAGGGTGAGCGTCTAATATCTTAGCTTCATACTCTTCCCATTTAATGCCGTACTTACAGTCTACGTCTATCACTTCTAAGTTGCCACTAACTGCACCGCATATAACAGCAATGCCTTTGGCTTTAGGAGTGTTGAACATCTGATCTAGTTCCTGATCAGTAGCGATATTAGATTGATATTTTTTCCATGCAAAGATGGATGTCTTGGAATTGTCAGTTGAGATTACCGATAAGCCTTTGGTTGCGTAGTTTTTCGCTGATGTTAATAAATTCATGTTGTAGTTCTTTGAGTGATTTAGTTATAAATACGAAGAATCCTGCGTCTATTAATTGTTTGTGTCTGTATTGCTGAAGTTTAGAGACAACTCCTTTCTCAGACTTTACCTCTATAAATATGGTAATTCCGAATTTGTGTATTTGAAGGTCTGGCCATCCATTTTTATTAGTTTGAATAATTTTGACAACTAGCCATCCTTCCTTTTCTAGCCAATGTATGATCTGGGATTGGATTTGTGATTCACGCATAGAATCACAATATTAAGACTTCTTTTCCTCCTTTTTAAAGTACGATAGTGTATAATTTTTTTTGTTTGTAACTGCTTTGTAAATCCTATCCTCAATGCCACCTTCAGCAAATACCCAGTGGACTTCTGCTGTTCTAGTTCTGTCCTTGCTTTGTAGTCTTGCACGCACCTGAAAATAAGTAATAGCTGAAAAGTCTATATTAATGCAGATTAAAGCATCAGCACTGGATAGATTAACACCTTCCCTACCACTTACAAATTGTGAGATGTAAATGCATGATATATCAGACTTATTAAACTGTTCTGCATCATTAGTGATTAATAAACCATGTAATTTGCACGCTACTTCAATCATAATAGCCTCAGCTCTGAATTTATAATAAATGGCTATTTTGCGCCCCTTAAACTTGTCTAGCACCCATTTTACTTTAGTATCATCTAGTATTAGGCCATCGTTGATCTCTGTTCCCGAATCGAATAATACAGTGCCTGAGTAAAGTTGATGTAATTTATTAAGTAGTTTAACCTCTGTGTCTGCCTCAATCACTTGGCCATCTTTACCGGTAACAACTTTGTCTATTCGTAACCTATTTGCAATCTGATATACTTTATCAGACATCTTTACATGATGTATAGTCTCATGTACAAGTTCAGTAAAGCCAGCCTCTTCTTGTGTGTAAGGGATAAATAGATGTTTAGTAATCTCTTCAATTCTCTGCTGATTTGCGTTACTATAATCGTTTATTTTCCGATTAAAGATATATTTTTCAGCAATTGTCACATAACTTTTTGCCCATTCATAAAAGTTCTTTGCATTAAATGGAGAATAGCTACTTACTGCGAACTGGTGATATAACTGAGAATAAGACTCAGGAGATGGTGTACCGGATAAATATATAATTGGTAAGTTCTTACACAACTTCTTTAGTTCCTGTGTTCTTAATGACGCAATAGGATACTGCCCTAAGCTATGAGCTTCATCAATAATAAAAATATCAGTTTTAATATCTTTAATCTTATGTAATGACTCAAAGTTGATTAGATAACATTTAAAGTCACCTAAATAATTTTGCAGATAATCCATCTCAACAGATGACATTGCTTTCTTCTTTGTCACAAATATGGCAATATTTGCCCCATACTTCTTAACCGTCTCAAAGGCTGTGATCGTCTTACCAGTGCGCACTTGCATATTTAGATATGCAATTTTGTACTCTTTTAGCAACTCACATGCTGCAGTTGAGATGTCTTGTTGGTATTGTCGTAAGATCATGAGTATAGTTTAAAAATGGTTAATTATTAGTACTTTAAGTACCATTTTGTTAATATTTTGAGTTTATGTAATCAATCATTTTATCTCTGATGTTCATTCTGATTTGCTGATCATTAATCTCATCAATTGCTTTTAATAAAGCAGCAAATGCATTTGCCCTATCAATTATAGGTTTAACGTCAGCTTGAACCTGACAATTGGGATTTAAAGCATCACCCATAGCTTTGAATACATCTTCCATGTTTGTAGTTTTTAATTGTTATAAATAATGATTTTTTGTAAATAGATTTAAATAGTCGTGAGCCATTGCCTCTCCATAAATAAGAATTGTGGCTTTTCTTTATTTTATAATTTATCTCTTTCATTGCATCCAGTAAGGGAGTCGAACCCTTATCTAGCAGAACTAGATCTGCCATGTTTCCATTTACACCAACTGGATGACCGGTTATTTTTTAACCTCGTTGATTATGATCAGTATCATTGCTATGGCTAGTAGCATCACTGACATAATTGTTAGAATGTCTAGGAATAGCTGTTTCTGTTTCTGTTTTAAATTTTTCATTATAATAGTCTAAAGATGATAATTTTTGATCAGTAAATTTTTGCATTCTACCTGCATGATAGGCCTCCATAATTTCTAATTGTTCATATAGAATAAGATTGTTAGCTTCCCTAATTAATTTAAGTAATAATCCAAAGTTTATATGAGTCTCTTCCATATGACTAAGTTCAGATTTCATCATTGAAATATGAAGTTGTAATGGTGTTTGTGAATTTGACATAAAAGTAGTTTTTTGTTTTACAGAAAATAAAGACCACCGTTACCAGTGGTCTTTTGATTGGATTTAAAACGGAACGTCTGAGTTAAGATTAGGTAAGATGTCATTAGTCACCATTGCTTCAAGGAACTCCATCATATCTGAGTCATCCCAAGTAGTCTGGCCTTTTACTTTAATCTGCTTTAGTCCAGGACAATCATTAGGATTGTCTTTAGTGTAGGCCCATTTGATTGGTGTACCATTCTGACTTAAAAACATTGTTGTGCGCTTTTTGCCATCCACCTCTGTGGCCTTTGGAGTGAAAGTTACAGGCAAATTTAAGTTGACATTAGGCAAAGCTTTTAGAAAGCTTGCAGCATAACCAGAAGAGTATTTAAAGCTAAGTATGACGTTCATAGTACCGTCATAAATCTCAACTTGCCACTCTTTACCATACTCGCTCTCACGAGTAGTAATGTTGGTTATTTTCCCCATCCAACCATTATAATGTTCTTCATTAACCACACGACCATCTTTAGTAGTGCGCTGGACAGAAGAATTAGTTGGAGATTGTACGCGTCTGCAGATCCTACCATCACTGATGGTTAGATAGATAGCAGTAGAATTGTTAATTGCTCCCATTGTATTAATTACGACAGTATGATGTCAGCATTATAATTTATGTGTTATTTGATATGATTTTAATTTAGGTTGCATTTGTCCATTCTGTGCTAGCCAAAGCTTGTGAGTACATTGGAACAACTCCCAGTCATTTGCCTCTTCCGATTGATCACGAACTATCAGCTGCCATCCTGCGCCTTGTACCTGGTCTTTCTTGCCTGCTGTTCTAGTCTTAGCATTGAGCCATAAAACAGCCACTTTATCGATGATATTGATTGAGCCGTATTGTTCTTGCATAAGCTTCTTATAGGCTGCTAATTGACACCAGTAATGGTCATAGATAGTATTACTGGTCTTGATATCTACCAATATATTCTCTCCATTGATTTGGATTATTCTGTCAATGGTACCGGCAAAGCCAAGCTTAGGAGATATCATGTTAAACTCTGAATGTATTACATCAAACTGGTGATTATTTCTAAAGTCAACATAACGCTCAAACATAGTCCACTCATTAAGCTTGTAGCCAATGTTGCCTCCGTTATCTAATAAGTTAACTTCTTCACCTGCATCATAACGCTCAGTTAGGCTATGCACTATTGATCCCCTTCGGCCAGCTTCGTCACGAATAGCATCAGCCTCATCTCCAACTTGTTTAAGCCATTGGAAAAAATGGGCATCTTTCGGATAAGCATTAAGAATAGTGGTAACCGATGGTACGTTGACTCCATCCTCTGTGGAGTAGAACCGGTTGTCTGTAAATGTGATTTGTTTGCTGTTTGTGTCGATAAAAAATGTTGACATAATTGATTAATTTTTTGTTGTTGTAGAATGGGATTTGATATGTGGTTCAGTTGTAGAATGGATTCGACTATAAAAGTCCATTTTTGCTTTTTCTTCTCTCTTAATTTGTTCTTCATCTTTAGAGATTTTATTGCACTTGCTGTTGTAATACCAGTAAGAGCATAAGATTAACAATAGGATGATAAATGCAATCATATTTGAAAGTATTTCATAAGTGACTGAATAGCGTTATTAGTAATTTGATAAGCTTTATCAAAGTCAATGTGACGGATGCTGATGTAATCATACAAGTCATCAGAAACTTCATCATAAGTCAGAAAATCAAAGTACTCATCAAAGCTCATGTACTGACCTTTGGACAAATATTGTCCAGTGCTGATATCATGAGTCTCGAAGTAAAACTTATCAAGTCTCTTTAAGTACATTTCAAACTTGTAATCTTGAATTACAATAGTGTTAGAAGTAGTGTATTTGTTTTCGTTTATTTCGACTATAATGAAATCATCATCACGCTTCCAGTTTAGAATTTCGAATAGTTTTTTCATTGATGTAGTTTAGTAGTTTTAGTTTAGTTTTTTTAATGCCTCCAAGTTTGTCAATTTGATACTGTTGGACAAAAAGTTGGACATTGATTTTTTTTAGTTCTGGAGCAAGTGGCTTTCGCCCTCGGTTTTCTTGTTTTACCATTTTATAAAGTTTTCGATGAATAATGCTATCAAGATTATGATAGAAATGATTATTGTGTCTTTGATTGACTGTTTCATGTTAGTAGTTTAAATTGTTTTGAGATAATACGAAATTAATTGCATCTTGCTTGGCTTCAGCAGCTATATCATCATCATCATCATTAAGATTATCAGTCATTCTCATGTTAGATGTAGTAGCAGAATATGATACACCATCAACTAATATTGTTAATGTGCGATGTCCGTAGCCAGCAAAAATGTTTCCGATTAATTCAATTTGATTTGTCATGTTTAGTAGTTTTAGTTTTAATTGATAGAGCAAATCTATGATGGCCTTTTTTAATTACCAAATATTTTTAAAACTATTTTAAAATATTTTTATTCACATAAAAAAGCCCAGTGTGGAAACACCAGGCTAAAAACTACTTCCGATTCTCAAAAAATCAAGTTAAACAAAGATAAAACCTTTTAGCGTATAAAGCAATAAGCTCGGCTCTGTCATTGCCATTAATTATTTTCCTAGCACTTACCCAATCCTCTCTGTTATCACTAAAATAACGAGCTAAATTAACTCCTGTAAATAGGCCTTGTGTCATTCCTTTGACAACTATGTCAATAGATACATCCATTTTCATTGCAAGCTCAGGATTGCCTAATAAATCAAGCTTTAATAACTTACCAAACTTATCATAGTTATCGTACCAGGTAAGCTGGACTAATCCTCTGCCATAATATATCTTATCAGGGTATTGATATGGCTTAAGATTCATTTTTATTTTACGCCCATATGGCTTTCTGATGCCTTGCCCAACTTCTTCTACTGGTTCAAATGCTCTACCTGTCTCATGATATACTGTTGCTAATATGTATGCTATCCAGCGTTTGTCGGTAATATATTTATTACTTTCACAATAGTCTACAATAGACATCATTCCACGTAATTGATGAGGAGTAACCTTGTTATAAAGATTATAAGATTTGAGTCTATTATGGAACGCTATTTCATTCATCTTTTGTTAAATGCAAATAATATATTACCAATAAATGACAAAGCTAAAAGTATCAATAACCATTTAATCCAATCTGCTTGCTTCTCATTTTTTCGTACATAATTCTGTTGACTCTCTACACTTTTCTTAAGGAGTATTTCGCAACTGCTATCTCTAACTATTTTAGTAATAGTTTTAGTGGTTGTTGGTATGGCCACAAACTTGTCTTTGTAAACTATATATGTCTTAGGCCTTGATGGCTTTGTCAAGTAAAGTGTGTCAATTACTTGAACCGGTTCTGCTTGATCTGGACATTTAATCTCAATAAAATCATACTCAGTTTTGACAGTGCTGTCAATATTAGTCTCCTTACATGGAAACTTATCACGCGCAAAAGCTGCAACTGTCTCAGGATAATTCTCATAAGCTTTATTGATTTCTTTATTGGCCTTGTTAGAAGTGTAACAACTACTCATCATTATTGTTACTACTATCATCAAAAGTCTCTTCATAAATCTCGTTAATGTAATGTGATAAAATTCTGAGTGATTGTCTTTTAATTTTCTTTATCCGGTTCTCATCAGTTTTGCTCATTATAGCAGTATCCATATCAGCTATGACATTGATAGCATTAACTGCTGAAGTAATATAATCGTGAGAAGTAGATAAAAGTATCTCACCATCATATTCTGTCTCTTCTTCTGCAGGAGTGACCGTATCTGGTATTATGACTTTTTCACTCATATCTTAAAGTTACGATAATTTATTAATGAAGCTTGCCGTTCACTATTTGGTAATTCTTAACACTATAGTCACCATTGGATTCGACTAGGATATGAGCAAAGCCATGCTGAGCATTGCTGACCATAGGTGAGTAGTTAGGTTTTAGCTCACATAGACACCCTGTACTCCAGCAACTTATTATCTTGCCATCTAAATCTACTTCAGGATGATGTGACGCTCTGTGCAGATGTCCAACAATTAGGCTCTGTTTTGCCCTTAAAAACGCTCCTCGTGATGGGTTAACTGGTGTAAATACTCCCTTGAAGATATGATGGCCATGAGTGATAGAAAGCTTACCAGCCTTAACTAAAGTTTTATCATCCAATATTTTTACTTTTACAGAATTAAGTTGCAAACGTTCTTCTAATTGAAAATACTCATCATCCCATATCTCACGCACTTTCATAAGTAAAAACTTCTCCCACCGGATGCAATGGTTGCCTTTTAGCCAATAGATGGTAGCATCAGGAAACGCAGAACGCAAAGAGACAAGAAACTGTTTTGTAGCATCAAACTCCTGCTTAACGCTGCGCTTCTTAGGATCCGTCTCAAATCTGCTTACTTGGTGATTATCTATTAAGTCACCATTAATGAAGATAGTATTGACATTATTTGCTTTGCCATAGTCTAGCGCAATCGTTACCGCTTGAATATTATGATATGGAATATGTAGATCAGAGATAAGCAAGATATTGTTGCAAGCTTTCGGTAAAACAAAAGCCTCACGTTTTTCTTCGTGAGACTCAGGTAGGTTATATGGATTTAGCGGCTTAGGATCAGTCTTAAACTCTTTTGCAAAGCTCCGATTTTTTTTGCCAGCATTACCAGTGCAATATCTGATAATGGCTCTAACATCTTCTACATCTTTAAATAATAAATTATTCTCAGAATAGATTATCCTTGATAGTTTCAAATTGGGATAGTCAGGATACTTTTTAAGGTAATCCTGACAAATATTTTTTTTAGTCATTGGGTAGTTAGGATGGATCCTTCTTCAAGAATTCATCATTTGAATTGGTAAGCAAATTCTTCGTTATATAAGCAAAAGCTGCTGATATAGCAGCAATTGAAATAGCTTTCCAATCAAACTTAAACGAACCGTCTTGTACACCTGTGTAAGCAGCTGTGATGATACCAGTTAATACAGCAATGACCAATCCTTTTACAAAATCTGCTTTGTTGAGAGTAAACAATGGTGACTTCATATTATTTTATTTTTTTGGTTGCGTAGTAATAGTATCTAACTGCGAAGATACCAGATAGAATAGCAACAATAGAACCTATTAAGGTTGCTATTGGTTGTATATCAGATGCAACCATGCAATAAGTAGCTGAGAAGATACTAATTAAAGTACTAGAAAAACCTACATATGGATGATTATCAGGCTGATTTTCCATCATCTTAAAGTTACTTAAATTTTGCATAATAACCAAAGTAATCCAATATCTATGCCATTAATTTTTATTGATGAATTTTTTTCTTATTCTTAATGTATTTGTAGGTAAAGGATTTGAAAAATTATATAATCCTATGCTTGGTGGATTAGTTACTGGATTACCTGCAAAGTCTGTTGTTAAACTTGTTATGGGAGTACCTGCCCCTATACCAAGACTATTAGGTGCTAAATGTAAATCCCAATTTTCCGGAAGGGAAGCAGATGTATCAACAAACAATTTTGTTGTTGTTTGAAATTCACCAGTATTAAGTGTACCTCCAAGAGCAGTAGGGTATAAGAATGCTCCTTTAATGTAATATATGTTATTTATATGCTTTTGTTTGGTTCTAGTTGCATCATAAATAATTTGGTCGCCAACAGTACTATAAAAAATATTATTTCTTAAATCAACAATTGTATCTGGGTTACCAGAAAAAGCATCTGTTGAATATTGAACTGCTGCACGATGACCAAAAAAGTTACAATATGGAGGATTTATTGGTTGACTCCATGTTTGGTCAGATATTGGTGGATAGATTAAAAAATTTATACTAGCTGTAGTTGTAAAGGGAGCATCAACTGTTATTGTACCTGTGCCTATTGATGTAACTGTTTTAAATGGATTGCCATCTAATACTTGTTGTGAAGTATAAATTCTACTGTTAACTTGTATTCCTGCTGTAGCAATAGTTATATTTGAAGAACCATTGGCTACAATTCCATTTTGATTAAAAGCATCTGGACATTTTAATGGACTTCTAAAAAACCACCATGAATATTGTCCTAATGCATTTCCACTAAATGATTGACCATCTCCATACATATCATAGCCAAAATTCGGTCCAGACATTCTTGATGTGTTATTATTTATAATTACATTATTCCAATTGTATAATGATTTTACCTTGCCTATGAATGGGTCACCTACTGCACCATGCACATAGCCTAATTGACCACAGTTAATGACTTTATTATAAGCAAATGTATCATATTGCGCTCCTGCTTCTGGGTCTACCCTATCAATGTTACCTACCTCCCACATACCAGAACAATCAATAAAAGTATTATAGGTAATAGAGGAATATTTAAGATTAAAGATATCACAACCAACACCAAATAACCCCCAAGTTGAAGAAACCCTTCCACTTTTTGCCCAAGCACCTTTTACATAGTTATGATGTATTTTATTATACAAACCATTTAACCCTTCAAATGCTCCTGCGCCAATATCAAAAGTTCCACTTGTATCTACACCAGATTTTAAATTAGTTATTGTATTGTTGTATATTTCACATCTTATACCAGCTAGTGAACCAATAGCATATGTTATATTGTTAAATACGCAATTTCTAACTATGCAATCCTTTACTTTTCTTGCTAAAATAGTTGTGTCTTGCCATGTACCTCCAACATTAGTTCCTAGCCAAATACCTGCCCTTGTTGGTGCTGGATTTGATTTATCTTGTATACTAAATGTTCCCCTATTTTCATTAAACTGCAACCCATCTATAATTATATTGGTCACACCTCCCAACTCAAATACTTGTCTACTTGAGTTAGTTGGAATTGTTGATGTAGGATATAAAAAGTTTGGTAAATCACCCGTGCCATAGTTAGTGAAAACTATAGGAGCTGATGCTGTTCCACTAGGACATGAAAATCCATCTGGCGCATAATTCATCCAAAAAAATGAAGAATAAAAAGTGTAGCCATTGTCAAACAAGTCGCCACGTTTAAATAAAAATGTATCTCCTGCTGCTGCTCTGTTTGGGAAAGTAGTAAATAGTTGAAACCCATTATTAAGAGCAGAACCAAAACAAGTAACAGTCTTTAATGATTGCCAAGGAGTAGCTGGGTTCTGTGCTTGTAAATAAGTGTAGGCATCATTTCCCCCACTTGATGATATATAGAACTTTCTTGCATTAGCAAGTAGGGGAAGAAATAGAACTATTAATAAAAGTTTTCTCATTATTGCGCTCTATAAGTTATGTCTATTTGATATCTTCTATAATTAGCTCCTGCAGCTGATATTAATAATTCATTATCTGTATTGGCTGCATTTCTTCTCATATAAGCATTAGTTGTAGTTGTAAGTGCAGTATTACTTAAACCTAATCCACCAATACCTTGATATAATATTGCTAGTGATCCACTTGTAAACATACTTATATCTGGATTAGGACAATCAGAAGGAATAGTTAAAGAAACAGAAGTAGCAGCAACAGCAGCATTTGTATAATATCCAAACAATTGCAAACGTACCATTTTACCAGTCTGTTGCCATTGATATTTATTTATTGTTTGTGTTGTTGGAGCAGTACCTGTCCAAGTAATAGTACCGGCATATGTTCCAGCTGTATCTCTAAATGTCTGAGCCGTAGCATTACCACTAGCATTAGTATTGTTTGCTAACATTGTGTAAGATGAAATGCTTTTGCGTTGGAATACTGATGTGTCTGCTGCACCTATCAAAGTAGTTGTAGCGTTAGGATATGTATATGTCCTATCAGCTGTATTAGTAGATGTTTTTAATGTAGTATAAAAATTTCCAGCATTTTTATATTTTAAATCTCCGTTTGCATCAGCAAATAATGAAGTTGATTGACCTGTAGCTGTTGCATCAGTTGCCTGATGTCTTAAATGTATATCTCCAGCTCCATTTGTACCAGTAACTCTTAATCCTTGTGCAGACAATAAATGTGCGCCTAAATCAACATCAGCAGTTGCACCTGTATATGGTATACCTCCACCGGTACCAGTCGGATATGGTGCTTTCTTTAATGTATCATTTATAAAAATCGCAATTGAATCAGATGTAGAAGATGATGTCTTTAAATTATTAAATATAATATCTCCGCTTGTTGTTTGTAAAGCTATATGTTTACCATTATATGTTGTCGTGAATGTAGGAGCATAATAAATGCCTCTTGTTGTAGTTGTTGGTGTACCTGTCTGTTGAAATTCAGGTGCAATCTTTAATAAGTCAACCTCTTGTGTTCCAGATGTATGAAGTAATCTTCCTCTTATTAATGTGTTTATTTTTAAACCTGATGTTGCACTAACGTCTCCAAATTCATTTACTACTTCATTGGTAGTAGCAGTTGTATTACCTCCAATATTACCTAATATTAACCTATCTCCTGAAGTAGCTTGTGATGATATTTCAACACTTTGACTAGATATCATTCTAGGATATCCTAGTATGATATCAAAAGTTAAATTCTGTGTAGTAAAATATATTTTACTAGATGAATCAGCTATGCTGCTTATGCTCATTTTTCTACCATTTACAAATTTAGGTATATAATTAGCCGTTCCGCTACCAAATAAATAAGGTAGTAACATACTTGCCGTATCACTAATGTTTACTTTTAAATTTATTCTATTACTTAAACTGGCCGTATCAGTCTTTCTAAGATATGTACTCAACATTGTAGCAGTATCACTAATATTTACTTTCAAATTTATTCTATTACTTAAGCTTGCTGTGTCAATCTTTCTTAAATATTTGCTAAGCATAGCTGTAGTATCATTAATTCTAAGATACTTAGTTGATAATGTTGCTGAGTCTATTATGATAGTACCAGTTGATGTTATTGGTCCTCCACTTAAACCATAACCAGTAGACACATTAGTTACTGTACCACTTCCACCACCACCACCTCTCCAAACATCTGCGGTATCTGCATTAAAATAAATTATGTTTGAATCATTACTAACCTTACTCATTATGGGTGATTGTGTATAGACTATATCTTTTGCAAAAGCTACTACAGATGATGTTGTTCCTTTCCATACTCTAAAACTTGTATCATTTATTTTAGTAACATTATTTACAAACTTATTTGCAGTGTCAATCTTTCTTAAGTAATTGCTAAGCATAGTAGCAGTATCACTAATGTTAACTTTTAAATTTATCCTATTGCTTAAACTGGCCGTGTCAGTCTTTCTTAAATATTTACTAAGCATTGTTGCAGTATCACTAATATTTACCTTAAGATTTATTCTATTACTAAGTGATACAGTATCTACTTTTCTAAGATATGGACTTAACATAGTTGCAGTATCACTAATATTTACTTTAAGATTAATTCTATTGCTTAAACTTATCGTATCAGAATTCATTAGATATGGACTAAGCATAGCAGTAGTATCACTAATTCTAAGATACTTAGTTGACAAAGTTGCAGAATCAATAATAATAGTACCAGTTGATGTAATTGGACCACCACTAAGTCCATAACCAGTAGCTACATTTGTAACTGTTCCAGTACCACCACCTCCACCTGTTCCACGAGGCAATATTATCTCTGTTGATGTAGATCCTTTAAATACTCTTATAGTAGAATCGTTAACTTTAGTAACAGCATTTACAAACTTATTTGTTGTATCTATTTTTCTAAGGTAACTGCTCAGCATACTAGCAGTATCACTAATGTTTAGTTTTAAATTTATTCTATTGCTTAAACTTACAGTATCTGTCTTACGAAGATATTTGCTTAGCATTGTTGCAGTATCACTAATATTTAGTTTTAGATTAATCCTATTACTTAAGCTTGCAGTATCTATTTTCCTTAGATATTTACTCAGCATAGCTGTAGTATCATTTATTCTAAGATACTTAGTTGATAAAGTTGCTGAGTCAACTATGATAGTACCAGTTAATGTTATTGGTCCACCACTTAGGCCATATCCTGTTGCAACATTTGTTACAGTACCGGTTCCACCACTAGCACCACGAGGCAAAGTTATATCTGTTGCACTAGTTCCTTTAAATACTGTTATAGTTGAGTCGTTTTTTTTAGTAACTGCGTTAACCCATTTATTTGTAGTATCAGCAATATTTAATTTAAGATTAATTCTATTGCTTAAGCTTGCAGTATCAACTTTGCGTAGGTATTTGCTAAGCATAGTAGCAGTATCAGATATGTTTAGTTTTGCTGCTAAATTGCTTTTTGTTGCTACCAGGTTAGATGTATCAGCACGTCTTAAATACTTAGTTGATAATACCACTGAATCAACTATAATAGTTCCTGTAGTATTTATTGGTCCACCATTCAAAGCATAACCGGTTGATACGTTAAATACTGTTCCGGTACCTCCTCCTCCTCCTGATCCACGAGGAAGCTCTATTGTTGTTGATGTTGTTCCTTTCCACACTCTTATAGTAGAATCATTTACTTTAGTAACTGCATTAACCCATTTATTTGTTGTATCTGATATGTTTAGCTTAAGATTTATTCGATTGCTTAAGCTTGCAGTATCAGTCTTACGAAGATATTTGCTCAGCATTGTTGCAGTATCACTAATATTTAGTTTTAGATTAATTCTATTGCTTAAACTTATTGTATCAGTTTTACGCAAGTATTTGCTCAGCATAGTTGCGGTATCACTAATATTTAATTTTAAATTTATTCTATTGCTTAAACTTGATGTGTCAGTTTTAGGCCATGAACTCATTCTTCTAACTACTTGTGAAGAGCCAATTGCTAATGGCTTATAATAAGATGTATCTGATGATGGTATATTTGTACTATCTGTTTGTAAATCAAGAAAATTTCCACCAATACCAACTAATACACTATCAATGTAAACTTCACCCTTACCACGAGCTGCTAAATCTATTGTCTTTAAATCATACAAATTAAAATTCTGATTACCATAAATTATAGTATTCTCAATTAATGGTCCACCCAATTTTATAGAATCACTTCCATTTAAGCCATTAACTCCAACAATATTACCTACTCCAGTGATAACTGTCCATCCGGTTGCATTTGTCCATTTATAAAATAAATTATTACAAGTATCTAAGGCAATTGCGCCATTTTTAGCACTTGAATTACGTAAGGTTGGTACACCACAGAAAGATGGAATATGTAGCGTAGAATCGCATAGTATTCGCTTAAACTGATATCCTGCTGCAGTCATTGGTGTATACTGAGCAAATGAAATGCTAACGATAAACGTCAGCATTAAAAGTGCAATTATTTTTTTCATATTATACATGATCAGATGTTATTGTTATTGGACCAGTTCCCTTAAATGAAGCATTAAATGTAACCATATTATCAAATGAAGATGTTTCATTTACACTTTCAAATATTACATATCCTTCTTTTTGTAAATAATATTCTCCAGTGCTTTCAACTTCATACCATCTACATCTAACTGGTAAACCTTGTTCTATAAAACTATAAAAATTTTGAATAACAATATTATCTGGTACACCAATAACTGAAAATCCTTCAATAGTTCCTGCCCATTCGATTGCTCCTGGTTTAAATGTTCTATATCTACCAGAACCAGTAATAGAAGTTTCTATAATTTCATTTGTCATATCAAAAGTTATACTTCTAGCACAAATAGCTGGAAATAAATCATCTGTAAGATATAAAACTGCATCTTGTCCTCTAACTTTTGCCAT